TGGACAAGCTCAAGCATATCCGGCGACAGGTGGCGAAGGCGCGAGTGAGTTCACTACTAGAAACGTAGAGTTACATGAGATGGTATTTATTGCAGGAAACGTAGGTATTGTTATTTATACGGATGCAACTGCAGATACTATCTTTTATAAGCCAGGCGCTGCTCAGTCCAATGGTAGCATAGTATGGGGTACTGAAGCAGTTATACCGACTGCCGGAAATGTAATAAGTATTTCAACTTGTCAGATTGATAGTACATATGTAGCTGTTGCATGGGTAACAGCTAGTGGTTATTTCCATACGCATATTCTTAATAGTGATGGTATTACTGTATCAAGTGGTTCTCAGTACTTACCAAGAGATTCTAACAATGTTATATCCGGTGGTATTGCATATGCTTCAGGAGAACATCACATTGTATGGGCATGGATTGAAACAGACGGAAATGTTTACAATAACTATGGAAAGATCTCTAACGGTAATCAATTAGATACTAACGATTATAATGCTATTAACATGACACCTGCTTCAGTTCCATCTAAAATAGAAGTACGAAGTGAAGGTGACAATATAGTTATTGCTATGATTACTGAAACTTACTCCTGCTATTGGAGAGAAGCCTCATGGGATAAACCTACTTTTGGTACAGGACGTTATGATGACCTGACTAATTCTCTTTCGTTTGTTATTGCAGCTGAACGATTAGCAGGATTCAGTGTTATTAACAGAACTTTAATAAGCCAAGTAGAAATTTCTCCGGGTGTATTTAAAACATTCTCAGCTACTTATTCACCAGGTGGAAGTATTAGCCAATACAACAGTACACCGGGTACGTTATTAGGTGAAGCTGCGACTACTATGCAATCGGCTTCAGGGCTACGTTATAGTGTGGTACGTAATACAGTAGATAAATATGAGATATGGGAACAAGGAACATCGCCTTCCTCTGACTATAATAAGCTATATACAAGTACTGCTACTATACCAAGTAATACAGCAGTAACACAGTTAGTAGCAGTTATTTTTGGAGCTACTTATGCGCTAATGATGAATGGTGACACAGTAAATAAGAACGATATTACGTTCATAGATAGCTCTGCTACTCGTACTGACAACTATATTGGAAATGCTAAAACAGCGGTAGTGGCAGGAGAGACAGTAGAGATCTTACTAGGTCTTCCTATCATCAATCACTCGATTACTTATGCACCGGGAGACGTGTTCTTCTTAGGGCCTTATAAGTATCAGGCGATCACACCACATCAAGTAGTGATGATTGTAGAAAACACTATATTTCCATAAGGATAAAAGATGAGTAACAAAGTATTAAAGCCGAGTATTATCGCACAGAGACAGCAAGCTAAAAACTTGCTATGGAATTGGGTAGCAGTTATTAACAATAAGCTTGCGTCAGAGCCTATTAAACTTGATAACAGTATTGATATAGTGCTAAGTACGAAACTTGACACAGGTATGATTACAGACCTTGTAGAAATATTTACAGATGCAGAATGGGATGTGCTAGAATTAGCAGATATACCTAGTGATGGAAATTATCCCGTCTACACAGTACTTAATTTTAGTGAGGCTTAGTAAATGATAACAGCAGCAAGTAAAAGCAGACTAAGAAAAGCAGTATTTATAAGTTCTTATGTATATGTAATTATATTTTCTGTAGTTATGTTTGGGTTTCATGTAGGAGGATTTGAGGTAGTATCATTTTGGCCTATCTTTTCAGGTGTGATCGGATACTTAGGATCTTTAGGAGTAGCTAACTACTTCACTACTCCACAGGATACTTAAAATGACTATGCTCGGTAAATTATTTATGTACCTATCAGCAGTACTTGGAACACTTTTAGTTGTTTCCGGTATCGCTATATGGTTCTACCGAGCAGAGATTAAAGAATTAACAAGAGATTATTTAGCTTCGACTGTTAATGTAGAGACATGTCTGCTATCATTAGAGCAACAAAACGTTAAGTATAGAGCACTTCAGATCGATTATGAGACACGTAAAGCAGAAGTGAAGATAATCACCAAGATCGAAGTGGTCGAGCGTTTAAAGGTGGTCTATAGAGAGCATAATCTTACTAAGGAGCAATGTAATGAAACTGCATCTATTATTGACAGTATTCGTACTCATGGTTTTTAGTGGATGTGCGACTAGAGAAATCATTGTTCCTAAAGAAGTTGTAGTCACTGTTCCATGTATCGTACCGGAAGTACACTGTAAACGAACTCCTGTTGAATTACAGGATATGACTGATCAAGATCTTATTATTGAATTAGTAAGATGTATAGGTGAGTATGAAGAGAAAATAAAGGTATGTAGATGAGTAATGGATTAAATGATGCTACTGATTGGTTTGTAAACAAAGTATTGCCTACTATTGTTCTTATTACTGTGATGGGCTTATTTACGCTGTATGTGACAACTACTGCAGATAGGGCTAAATCTGAAGAGTACAGAGATGCTACACAGCAATTCAGAACACAAAATAAAGAACAGAACAAAGAACAGGTAAAATGGATAGTAGAAAATAGGCATAATTTTATTCGTCTTGACGAGAAAGTGATTAGAATAAATTCTCACTATCTCACTAAAGAAGAATTTTATAAAGCAAATAAAACACATCCTAAAGGAATAAAATGCAAGTAAGTAAATATTTTAAAATCCATGAGTTAGTATCAAAAGCTATATATGAGAAAAAAGGTGAAAGTGCTTGGCGGTATATTCCTGCAGATCTTATAAAGGCTATTGATACTATTAAAGAGCGATTTCCTAAAGGAACAATTACGATCAATAACTATGTATGGGGTGGGAGTAGACAGTGGTCAGGACTGCGTACACCGGATAGTTCTTATTACTCCCCTACAAGTATGCACAGTTTTATGAGAGCAGTAGACATGAAGTTTAGTGAGTATAGCTCTAATAAAGTACGCTCAGACATATTAGAAAATCCTGGGTTGTATCCTACTATTAAAGGATTAGAACTCGGAACAAGTTGGGTACATATAGATATACGAAATGAAGAAACTTTAGTAACTTTTACAGCTTAAACTAGAGTATGCTATAATCGAGTAAATATAATATATTTTAAAAGGAAATACTATGCCATTACCAAGAATACCGCAGATAGGACTAGAGTCAGATGTAGCCGGTAAAGATATACAGGCTGTGCCTTTAGTTGAAGGTAAAGTCAATCTAGGAGCGGGTGCATATCATACTAACGGTGTAATTCATTGTGTAGAAGATGGAAGCTTTAATTTGTTATGGGCGAGTGGTGGTGTTCCTTCACTTATTGATGCTATAGCAGGAGAAGACTATGGGTATTATGGGGATGTCCAAATTGTCGGTGGCATATTCCACCTCTGCTAAACAACAAAATTTTAAGAGGAGGCAGCATGAATGAGTCAGCTGATGCATCGGTTACAAGTAGTCAAATTACTGAGTGGAAAAACGAACCAAGTGTAAGTGATCTTGATTACGATAGAAAAGAAGCTGAGTCTGCTCAGGAAGATTTCCGCGATAATCTTAGAGGGTGGAAACTCACTAGAGAGGGCGGTAAAAAAATCACTGCTTCCAAGCCCGGTAAGAGTACCTCTCGACCACTTGTAGTTCGTAAGCAGAACGAGTGGAAATATCCCGCACTAGAAGAACCTTTCTTAAATACTGCAGACATGTATGATGTACAACCACGTACATTCGAGGATATAGAAGCAGCTAAACAAAACAGCCTATTACTTAACTATCAATGGGCTACAAAAGTACCTAAAGTTAAACTAGTAGGCGATATTGTTCGGTGTGATGTAGATGAAGGTACTGTTATTGTTAAGACAGGATGGGAATCTGAATACGGTATCAAAGTAGTAGAAGAAGAGCAGCCTGTTTTTGCTACTCCTGAAGAGTCTCTACAAATGATGCAAGAAGCTGTTCAAGCCGGTCAGATGACAGAAGAAGAAGCTCAAGCTCGTATGGAGATGGGTGAGCCTATGCAAAAAGGCACAGAGAAGGTTTATGTAGAGCGTGAGACGCTTGTTGTAAATCAGCCTTCGTATGAAGTATGTATCTCTGCGAATGTTACTATTGATCCTACCTGTGAAGGTATTATGGCTAATGCTAACTTCTTAGTACACGAATATGATATGGATTGGGCAACACTTAAAAAAGATGAATACACTAAAACAGTAACACAAGATCCTGAAACAGGAGACGAAGTTATCGAAGAAAGTGGTTTCTACCATAATCTTAACAGACTTAAAGAGGGTGGAAGCCCTGAGTCTATCGACGATGAATTTATGTCAGATGGAGCTAATGACTTTAACTACCAAGATAAAGCCCGTAAGAAATTACGTGCTTATGAGTATTGGGGTTATTGGGACATTCATGGCACCGGTGAGCTAGTTAGTATCGTAGCTACTTACATTAACAATATCATGGTACGTATGAGTGAAAATCCTTTTCCACATAATCGTATTCCATTTAGCCTTGCTGTATACATGCCTGTCAAACAGGAGATACACGGTGAGCCTGATGCAGAGATCCTTTTAGAAAATCAAGAAACTATCGGACGTATGACAAGAGCAGCACAAGATATTACTGCATCTGTAGCGGTCGGTCAGACATTCATTGATGAAAACTTCTTTCCAAGCCCTACTCAGAAGAACAACTACGAGAAGGGTAATACTGTATACCATCGTGGCGGTATGAGTGCAAAGACTGCTATCTTTAAACAAGCTGTAGATGATATTCCTAATAGTGTAGGTGATATGATTGCTATGCAAACAGCAGATGCAGAAGCACTTACAGGTACTCGTCCATTTAATACAGGCGCAGGTGGCTCAGCACTCAACTCAACAGCAACAGGTGTACGTTCAGCGATGGATGCAACAGCTAAACGTGAACTAAGTGTACTACGTAGATTGAGTGAGCTATTTGTTGATATGGGGCGTATGACTATTGCTATGAACCAGGAGTTCCTAAGTGAGGAAGAAGTTGTACGTGTTACTAATAAAGAATTTGTAACTGTACGTCGTGATGATCTAGCGGGTGATTTTGATCTTATTATTGATGTATCTACTCCTGAGAAGGACAACGAAACAGCAGATAAGCTTATGACACTCATGCAGACTAACGCGGCCAATATGGATCCTGCTATAGCTAAGATGCACTACGTGAAAATTGCAGAGTTGTGGAAAATGCCAGGTCTTGCAGAAGCGGTCGAAAGTTACGAACCACAAGTAGATCCACGTCAAGATGAGTTATTAAATTTACAGTTACAGAACGCTAAGCTAGAGAATGATAAACTTATGAAAGATCTTGAAGAAGCTGATAGTCGTATCATCGAGCGTATTAGCCGTTCTGAAGAGAATGAGATTGATATGAGTATGAAAGCTGCTAAAGCTGATTTATCAATAGCACAAGCAGAATTAGCAAGAGCTAATACTGCACTTGCTGCAGCTAACGCGAATTTAGCTTCAGCAAATGCTCAGAAAACAGTATCTGAAAGAGATCAGCTTGACCAAAATTTTGTAGATGATAGAAGCGGTGTACGCCGTAAACGTCAGATAGAAGATCAGGAATTTGCAGCATCTAATCAGATGGAGTCGGAAGAGTTTAAAGCTACTAACGATGCAGAGGCAAGAGCGGATAAAGAGAGAGCAGATCTACGAAAAGCTCAGTATTCAGAATTTACTAAAAACAGAGGAGAACAATAATCATGGCAGTACATCCAGGAAGAGCAGCGCAACAGCAAGCTCAAGCACAGCAACCACAACCACAACAACAACCACAACAACAAGGTGGCTTTTCACCTAACCCTAAATTAGCTATGAGTAATCAAGCCTCTGTAGATGAAGCGGCAGGTCGTCAAAATCGTATTGAAGGTGCTTATGCAGAGCAAGAAGCTCAGAAAGAGCAACAGGTAGGTGAATTAGCTACAGCTATCGCTACAGGTCAGATAGGTGAGCAAGAGCTACAACAATTACCTCCTGAGCTTGTACAACGTGCAGTAGAGATGGTACAATCTGCTCAGATTCAGAATAACCCTGCTGGTCAAGGTATTGCAGATCCAGGCTTAGAATTTGTAGAGCAAGAAGCTTATGCAGAAGGCGCTCAACAGGGCGCTCAAGCAGAACAACAAGTAATGGGACTAGCTCAGGCTATTCAAACAGGTGCTATTAGTGACCAAGAACTACAACAACTCGATCCACAAATGGTTCAGGCCGCTGTACAAATGCTACAAGGGCAAGGACAGTAGTCTTCCCTTCGACCAATCATGATGTCGTAAAAAGCTGATCATTTTTTCACAAGGATTAAGCAATGGCTAATGCTAACTTAAAAGAACTCCAAGATATAGACAAATCAATCTCCCGTAATGAAGCTGCTATTAAACGCGGTGAAGCACTCGAATCACTTAAAACAGATCCTAGATATATTCTCGTTTTCACAGAAGGTTATTTAGAAGCTGAAGCTGAGCGTTTATTTGAGACACTTACTGCTGTTCCCGCTATTCGTAGAGAAGGCATGGAAAATAATATGGCTAAACTTGAAGCTGTACGTCACTTGAAAGAGTATGTAGGTACACCTAAATATCCCGGTATCGTAATGAGAGAAGCTGAAAACGCTCCTGATCAACTCGAAGCAGACCGTGTGTATCGTACTGAAGTACTAGCAAGACCGACTACAGAAGAAGAGGAGTAAGTTATGGCTGAGACAGAATTTAACCCGGAAACACTTTCTGATGATGAACACGATGAGTTAATGGATGCTATGATAAATGGCACATTAGACTCACAGTTGACTACAGAAGCGGAAGATGCTACAATAGGGGACGAAGAAGTTACACACAATGAGGACACAGACCAAGAAGAAGAGTCTGAGGAAGAGTCAGAGACGAACCTAGATACCGACGGGGAGCTAGAGGATACGGACGAAGCCGCAGAGGACGATGAGGAAGAAGACACTCTAGTAGAAACTGATAGCGATGAGTCTAACGACGAGGACGATGAAGAGGAAGAGGAAGATGCTGACGCAGCAGATGACTCGGAAACGGAAGATCTCGACGATGAAGACCAAGATACAACAGAAACCTCGGAAGAAGATGTCGATCTGACTCCTGAGCAAGCTGATGGTATCGACTATAAGGCTTTCTACGATGCTGTAACAGCTACGGAATTTACTGTTAATGGTAAGAAAACTCATGGATTCAAGGATCCTAAGAAGATTATCCAGGCACAGCAAATGGCGGGTGGTTTCAGTGACAAAATGGCGGGCTTTAAAAAGTATCGTCCATATATGGCACCGTTACAAGAACGTGGAATGTTAGAAGATACTGACAAGTTTAATCTAGCTATGAAGCTTATTGATGGTGATCCTGAAGCTATTAAGCAGCACTTGAAAAACCTAGAGATCGATCCTCTTGATATAGAGATGGACGAAATCAACTATGTAAACCAAAATACACTCGCTTCACAAGAGCAGTTAGTTTTGGAAGATAGCCTAGAGACAGCAAAGGCTGCAGGGTTTGAGGACGAAGTTCGACAAGTGATCGGAAAAGATTGGGACCAGGACAGTTTCAATGAGTATTTACATGATGGACAGATTAGAGCAGATTTGCTTGATCATATTCAAAGTGGTGCTTATGGTTATGTTCAAGAACGTATTCAGGAATTTAAACGCCTAGACGTTAACGGAACCTTTACAAGTATGAACACTTTAGAGCAGTATCGTGCAGCGGCAAAAGATATACAGCAAGAGTTATCTCTTAAAGAAGCTAGTCGTATCTCATCTGAAGCTCGTCAGAATAATGCTCAACAGGCTAAAGCTGACAATGTAGCGACAGAGAAGGCACGTATTGCTAAGTCTCGTAAAGAGACAGAGTTTAAGGCTAAGGCCGATAAACAGAACGCTAAAGTTGCGGAACGACGTAAGAACGCGGCATCTGTAAGTAAACGGAAATCAAAGGCACCTGTAAAGGCTGCTAAATTTGATCCCATGAAGCTTGAAGGTGAAGAGTTTGATGAGTTGATGAACGCTATGATTAACGGAGACATCAAGTAGGTGTCTCCTACGTTTAAAGGAACTCATTATGAGTGATTTAATTTCAAGATTTAACGAAGGTAAGTTGACTTCAACAGACATTACTGAGCAGATTAACGATCAATTTTGGTCTAAAGGTGCAATCAAAGAAGCTATGCGTAAGCGTGTATTTACACAGCTAGGCGACAAGCTAACACAACCTAAACATTATGGTGACATCATTGTTAAAGAACGCCACTTCCCGGTATTCCACCCAATGAATCAGATCGATAATGGTATTAATGCAAATGCTGCACAACTTGTTAAGTCTGTATGGTATGCGTATAGTGATGCAGGTGTAATGGTTGGTTCCGCTCAAGGTTATCGTTCAGAAGCAATCGCTGATGCAGTAGCAGCTTCTCTAGGTACAGCCGGTCCTTCTATGTCAGGTGCAGGTAACTTGTTTAACGGTGACTCTGAATTTGCAGTACTAGACGGTGCTTATCCTACACTACCGGAAGAGGGCGGAAACGTTAATGCAGTTAATGCTCGTTCAATCGTTCTTAAAGGTCAAGTAGCTGAGTTCGGTCTTCACATGAAGTTTACTCAACGCTCAATCGATATGGACTCACGTGTAGGTGTTCTTGCACAGAAGTCTAAAGATCTTGGTGAAGCTAAAGGTGACGTATTTGAAGCACAAGTTCAATCTGACCTTCTAAACGCATCTGAGACTAACCGTACTTTTGCAGGTGGTGATGGTACTAATGTAGCGACTTCTTTGAAGACACTTACAGATAAAAACTACCTTGCATTTGCAGATCTTCGTCTTATGGAACAAGCTCTTAAACAAGCTCTAGTACCAAAAGACACTAAGCTGATCTCAGGTTCTAAGAACATTGATACAGTTGTTGTTGGTAAAGCTTACTATGTTTACGTAGGTCAGCAACTATACCCAACGCTTCAAGACATGCAACATAATGGTGTTAATGTATGGGAGCCTATCGAGTCTTACTATGATGGCGCACGTGGAAACGTAGCTGATGGTGAGATTGGTCGTGTTGGTGCTTTCCGTTTCATCGAAGTTGATAACATGCAACACTACGCAGGTGCCGGTGCAGATGCAACAGCAGGCGTTATGTATTCTTCTAACAAAGATCTTATGGGTGATGCAGCAGGTGCAGTTTCTGTAACTGATGTTACTGATGGTCCTGTGTATACTCCTGATAGTGGACGTGAAGAAGATCAGAAGCCAGGTACAGCCGCAGCCGCAGGTTACGATGTATTCCCTATCCTATTTGTAGGTACAGACTCATTCGCAACTGTTGGTTTCGCAGGTGACTCAGCTCGTATCAAGACAGCAATGCCTAAGCCTGACGCGAACAACGATCCATTCGGTAAGAAAGGTTCTATGAGTATCGCATGGTACTTCGGAACTCTTATCTATCGTGCAGAGCGTATCCGTCAGATCGTTTGTACTGCGAAGATTGTATAATCTGAGCTAACTGTAGCCTTCGGGCTTTTTAATGCAATGGAGGCTATAATAGCCTCTATCATATAATAAGGAAAACACAATGAGTGATGTAAAACAATTTGAAGACATGACCAATAAAGAGCTTGCTGAGCTAGTAGAAGATTTCGGACTAACAGTAGATGCGAAAAACCCTGCAAAGCCTAACAAAACTGAATACGTAACAGCTTTAAATGCTTTCAAGCGTAAGCAAGCAGAAATTAATGGTCTTGAACTCGAAGATGAAGTAGAAACACTTTCAGAAACTCCTGATCCTGAAGAAGTTACTGAAGAGCCCCACGTAATCGTAGATGGTAAAGTTGAATACGTTAATGCATCATCAGGATTAGACTTGATGAGAGCAGATTTACTTCGTAAAGAACGTATCATCGTAACTGATCTTCGTGAAAGTCAAACACGTGAACCTACGATTTATGTAAATTGGGGTAATCGTACTCTTGGTAATAAGACAGATGTTGTTGCTCTTGATGGTAAACCACAGTATGTACGTCGTGGAGCTATTCAGAACCTCGAAGGCTGTAGTCTTACAATTCATGAAGCAGATGACACAGGTCGTGACAAGATGATTGAAACTAATCGCTATGTTATCACACGTGTAAAAGGTATGACTCAGAAAGAGCTTACTGCACTTGGTGTTAAACAACGTATGCGTGATGCTAGAAACTAAATATATTGAAGACTCTTCGGAGTCTTCTTTTATATTTATTTAGGGAGTAGACATGGCAGATTTAATTGACTTTGACAATATAGTAGGTGATAGTACAGTAGCCGACGGAGGATATGCAGGTCAGTTAAT